TGGCGAGGTTCAGAATGGGATTACAGATTTCCTCTGCCAGCACCGTAGCGGCCGATCGGCGGTAGTTGTCCTCCGGCATGCTCAGGCCATGCTTAACGACATAGCGCCCGATACGCAGTGCCAGCGAATAATCAAAGCAGTCCGCGGCCCACACCATCAGCGTGGAGATAACCGGATCCGCGCGTCCGCTGTCACCTTCGATCGTCCCGTCAATCCACCCTTGAAACTCCGGGAGAATGCTGGCTTTCACAGCGGCTTTCGCCTGCCTGGACTGGATCTGACTTAGCGAGGATTTATGCATGCGCAGGCGAAAGAGGATCTGCTCATGCGCGGTGCGCGTCTCTGCATCCCGCTGATCGCTGCCGCCCCGCCTTTCTGCCATGACCTGCTGGAAGTGTTTTTGTGCTGGTGTAAGCATTCGTTAACTCCTGGCGGGCGCGTTGCCCGCCTGGTTGCGGTTATTATCAGGCGAATGTCACGCCATCGATCATGGCAATCATGCCGTACTCTTCAATGACATAGTCGTCATTGCTGGACTGATAGGTCGCAATACGGTTGTAGTGCGGCTCTTCCCGGATAGAACGGCGCAGGGAGCCTTTCTGGTAGTACACAGAGAGGTTTTTCAGGTTGGTGATTAACACCACGTCTTCCGGGATCCCCGGTACAAACACGGTCGGCAGGCCGCCGATTTTTTCCTGGCTGACAATCAGCTGCGCGGCCAGCAATTCGGTATTCGGGTTGGTCTGACTGAGTGCGTTGACCTTTGGCAGGTTCACTTTCAGCAGCAGATCGGAAGAGAGCACGGTAACCAGGCCAGGGGTACGGCGGAACCATGGGTCCATGAGGCTGTGACGAGCATCGAGCACGGCGGCGTCAATATTGCCGTAGGTGCCGGATGCAATTACCGCGTTGTTCTCATCGCGGGAGGTCAGCGTGATGCCGGGCATAATGCGCTGCGGTGCTTCATCGCGGATCTTTTGCAGCCAGCCCACGCCGCAATCCTGCAATAACGGATACGCCGTGCGATCGGAGTTTTCGGAGTAGTGCGTGCCATTGAAGCCAACCATCTGGCGATCCAGCCCCAGCTGACGGGCCATGGCATTGCTAATCAGTGACTGAAACTCAGGGTGACCGGCCCACGCATCCAGTTCCGCATAGGAAAGTGCATAGTCATAGTTGGTTTTGCGGCAGTGGTAGTTCTGCGGCTCTTTGTTATGGTTCGGCGCCGGGTTGCGGCGGTTGGTGCCGTCCGAGCTGTTATTGGTGCTCGCCATCGGCCCTTTACTGCCGATCTTCACTTTCTGGCCTTCCTGCTCCTTAACCCCAAAGTGATTAACCTGCTTCATAAAGTCGTCCGACTCCATGGCGGCCTGTTCCAGCTTTTGCTGAATGGTCGGGTCAACGCTAAAGCGGTTGGCAACGGCTGAAGGTGAAACGCCATTCAGTTGCGCCTGGCGCACAATATAATTATCAAATAGTTCGCGGGTCTGGTTTTCCATGATTACCTCTTAAAATTCTGCAAGCTGGGTGCTGCTGGCGCCGGTCGCCGCCGGCCGCGCGCTGTAATTCTCTGCTGGCTGGAGCTGCAGTTGACCACGCAAGACGTTGAGTTCACTGGTCAGTTGCTGAATTGCGGTTTTATCCTGCAGGCGTTCCTGCTCCAGGGCACTGAACCGGTCAAGCTGGTCTGCCTGTGACTGCGCCACGGCCTCAACAACCTGGTGCAGCTGGCTGAAGCGCTGATCGTCAGTCTTCTGGCTCTTATTCAGAATGCCCATCATGCGGTTGAACCAGTTGGCGCCCTCTTCACTGCGCTGGGCGGCCAGCTCGATCACTTCAGCTTCAAGCGCATCAGAGAACAACGGCGCCTCTGCCTGTTGGTTGTTGAAGGCCATCACCTGAGCACGCTGCTGTGCGGCAAATTTGAGGCGCTCAGTCCCCAGGCTTGCTGGCGTGTCTGTCATCGCGAGGCCAACCACGTACGCCTTACCGTTAAGAGCAAATTGCGGATGCAACTCAATGCTGGAGTAGACTTTTTTCCCGTCATCAGTGAGCTGCTTCATACGCGTTGATGCGTCGATTTCGGCATACAGCGCAGTGCGGCCAGAGAGTGGACCGTCAGTGATGTCTTCAACGCTTAATGCCGCCACATCCCCCATGGCGCCGAAGTCACTGCCCGGATAAGGGGAAAGGTAGTGCTCGACATTCACGCGGGCGCCGTAAACATCGGGGTTGTAGTTAGCCGCAGCGTCGCGAAGGTGTTCCGGGCGGATCTCGCGACCGTCAACCGTCGCGCCAGAAACCGCAACACGGAATTTTTTACGGGCTGGTTTAGTGGTGCTGGCCATGTCGTTTATCCTGTTGGTTTGTGTCAGTCGCAGCATCATGGCATTGCGTAAAAGCCCCGCGCCACGCGGTTTTGTTGTCGGAGAACGCCCAGACCTGAAACCCCGCGCCGCCGTGATCGCGCGCGGGTAATCTCCCTGCTCAAAAGGGGGTGTGAATGATTCAGGATGCGTTTATTCGATTGCGGGCAAAGCAGCTCTACTGGCAGGGGTATCCGCCCGCCGAAATATCCCGGTTGATGGGTATCAACTCCAATACGGTGTATTCGTGGAAAAAGCGTGATGAGTGGGACGAGACGACACCGATCAAACGGGTCACGCAATCCATTGACACCCGTCTCTGCCAGTTAAGTGCAAAGGACAATAAAACCGGTGGTGATTTCAAAGAGATTGATCTGTTAACCCGGCAGTTGAAAAAGCTGGATACCGGGCAGGCCTCCATTACCACCGGCGTTAAAAAAACCAGTCGTCGCAAGAAGAAAAATCACTTCTCCGAGGAGCAGATCGAGGCATTGCGCTCAAAAATTCTCGACTCTCTCGCATGGCACCAGCGCGGCTGGTATGAGCAACGCGATCAGCGTAACCGGATGATCCTCAAATCGCGGCAGATTGGGGCAACCTGGTACTTTGCCCGCGAGGCACTGTTGGGCGCACTCAGGACAGACATTGACCACAGCTATCAGCGCAACCAAATCTTTCTGTCAGCGTCACGAAAGCAGGCGCTTCAGTTCCGCAACTTTATCCGTGAAGCGGCTGAAGAGGTGGACGTCGAACTTAAGGGCGGCGACCAAATTACGCTGTCAAACGGTGCGCAACTGCATTTTCTCGGGACGTCGGCGGCGACGGCGCAGTCGTACACCGGTCACCTGCGATTTGATGAGTTTTTCTGGACCGGTAACTTTATCAACCTGCGCAAGGTTGCCGGAGCCATGGCAACGCTTAAAGGCTTAACGCGCACGTACTTCTCCACGCCATCGAGTGAAAGCCATGAAGCCTATCAGTTCTGGACCGGGGACCGGTGGAATGCGAAACGGCCTAAAGCGCAGCGCGTTGACTTTGACGTGTCATGGAAGAAAACCCATAGCGGCTTGCTTTACCCGGATAAAACGTGGCGGCAGATCGTCACTATCCAGGACGCAGTTAACAACGGGTGGATGCATACCATTATTGATGAGATCAGGGATGAGAACAGCCCTGATGAGTTCGAAAACCTATACATGTGCGAGTTCGTCAAAGACGGCGAAAGCGCATTTAACCTCAGCCAGCTGTTAGCCTGCGGTGTTGATGGTTATGACGACTGGCCCGACTGGAAACCGTTCGCCGGCCGCCCCATGGGTCAGCGCGAGGTATGGCTGGGTTATGATGCCAACGGCGGCAGCGGCAATGGTGATGCCGGTGCTCTGTCCGTAACGGTCCCTCCCCTTGTGGCTGGCGGCAGGTTTCGCACGGTTGAATTGAAGCAACTGCGAGGGCTGGAGTTTGAGCAGCAGGCGGCGGTCATCAAAGAGGCTGCCGAGCGCTACAACGTCACTCACATCGCCATCGACGGACAAGGCGTCGGGGAGGCGGTCTGGCAGATTGTTAAAAATTGGTTCCCGGCGGCTATTTGCTACCAGATGAGCCTCTCTTCCAAGCGCGCCCTTGTCCTCAAAATGTTGCAGGTCATCCGCGCCGGCCGCTGGGAATATGACCGCAGCGAGCAGGGCCTGGTCAGAGCCTTTAACGCTGTTCGCAAAGTTGTTACGCCCGGCGGTTTCATCACTTACGAAACGGACCGATCGCGCGGCGTAAGCCATGGTGATATGGCGTGGGCAACCATGCTTTCGATTATTAATGAACCGTTGGGCCAGGAAAGTGGCGGCGGTG